ATATTAGAGGTAAGATAGATGTCTTCAGAGGAGACTCCCGTTCTCAGCAAGCAAAAGATTTCCTAGGAAATAGGAAATTTGATGTCATATTTATAGATGCAGACCATAGCTATGATGCTGTAGTAGCAGATACACAACTCGCTTTAAACCATGCTACAGATGGAGCTTTGTTCATTTACCATGACCACATAGCTGTAGAAGATGTGGGAAGATTTTTCAAAGAAACAGAGATGAGATTTGCTAATCTACATCTTAAAAAGGTATATGTCTCAAATAATCCTATAACAAGAAAGGGGATATCAATATTTAGATTTAAAGATGACATACGTCTTCAAGATAAACCAAAAATTTCTATAGTTATTCCTACATATAATCATTTGGAGGATGCTCTCAAACCTTGCATAGAAAGTATTCAGAAATATACATCTGATGTGGAAATAATAGTAGTTGCTAATGGTTGTATTGATGATACTCAAGAATATCTTCGTAGTAAGAATATAAAGTTTATTAATGTACCTAAACCTATAGGTTTCATAAGAGCTACCAATTTAGGCATAGCAGCATCACATGGAGAGTTCATAATACTCTTAAATAATGACACTGAATTACTTCCTCAGGAAAAGGATGTATGGATAAATATGTTATTAGAACCTTTCAAAGACCCTAAGGTAGGTATAACTGGCCCTTATAAGGACTGGAGATTCTTCTGGGAAAAAGATGTATTAACTTTCAGAGAAGAGTATATGGTTTTTTATTGTGCTATGATTAGGAAGAGCTTAATAGACTCAGTAGGATTACTAGACGAAGACTTTGGATTGGGTTATGAGGAAGATATTGATTTCTGTATCCGGGCTAAGAAGATGGGTTATAAGATAGTCCAAGTACCTAACGATATGAAGGATGATTTATCTATCACTAAGGAATTCTTAGTTGATTACAGAGGTAGAACTGGAGATTTCCCACTTCTACATAAGGATAAAATAACATTCAAGGATATACCTACATCTGGTAACACAAGTGTTCTTTTATCAAAATGGAATGAGAAACCTAAGTATTCTATCATAATCCCTACATATAACCATCTTGATGATTTGCTAAAGCCCTGTATTAATAGTATAATACAACATACTCAATTAGAAGATGTAGAAGTAATTATAGTAGCTAATGGTTGCACAGACAAAACAAAAGAGTATGTACAATCTTTAGGACATCCATTCAAACTTCTTTGGATAGATGAACAGGTAGGGTATATTAAAGCTACCAACGCAGGTATTAAACAGGCTATGGGAGATTATATAATCCTTCTTAATAATGATACAGAGATTAAATTAAATACTTGGTTATCTTATCTTGATGCTGGACTGAGAAATCCGGGGGCAGGAATATGCGGTCCTGTTAAGGCATTTAGAGATGATGTTAAAAGACATTACATTCTCTTTTGGTGTGCTATAATTAAGAGAGAGGTAATAGATAAGATAGGACTATTAGATGAGCAGTTTGGACTTGGATATCATGAAGATGTGGATTTTTGCATGAGAGCTGAAGATGCAGGTTATCAATTAATTGAAACACCTCATTGTCCAATATTTCATAAAGGTGGTGGTACATTTGCTCCTATTTGGGGAGATTCTCCTCAAAGATTAGATGAGCACAAGGAAAAACTTTACACTAAATGGGCTGACGCATCACAAGCTAAAAGGGCAACATTAGGACTTGTTGTGACAGAAAATTCTAAAGTCTATGATTGCTTCCCTTTCTTTAATGAATTAGAGATATTGGAAATAAGGCTTGAGGAATTATATAATGTAGTGGATAAGTTTATTATATGTGAAGCTAGACAAACACATCAGGGAAATCCCAAACCTCTCTACTATGAAGAAAATAAAGGTAGGTTTGTAAGATTCCATCATAAGATAATACATATAATAGTAGATGAATTTCCTCATTGGTGTGTAACTACTTGGGATAGAGAGCATTACCAAAGAAGTGCTATAATGGAAGGATTAAAGGATGCCAAAGATAATGATATAATCATTCTATCAGATGCTGATGAGATAGTTAAAGCAGAGACAGTAATAAATTATCATGCCAGTAAAGGGGTAGCTGCTATAGAAATGCCTTTATTCTATTATAAGCTAGATTGGAAATTAGAAGAAAAATGGTATAAACCTAGACTCTTCCCATTCTCAGCTACAAAAGGAAAGACATTACAGGACTTCAGAGGTGGTCATGACTATGATTATCAATATATTATACCAAATGGTGGATGGCATTTCTCTTTTATGGGAGATAAGGAAAATATCAAGTATAAGATACAGTCCTATGCACATGCTGAGTTTAATCATGCTGATATAACTAGTGATGAGAATATAACAGAAGCTATAGAACAAGGCAGAGATGTATTTGGTAGAATCCTACACTTTAATAAAGTTCAAATTGATAACAGTTATCCTAAGTATGTGCAGGATAATATTGACTACTACAAGAAGATAGGATTAGTCACAAAACCTGAATTGACTCCTCAATTCATAGAGCAGTGTATAGCTAATGCCACAAAGGAGATTTCTAAGATAGATAAAGGTGTATTCAGTATAATGAGTATGCTTAATGAGAGAACCAGACACCTAATGAACAACCTTGGCTCTTTTGGTGGTAATTACTTGGAAGTTGGTAGCTGGCATGGAGGTAGTGTTTGTTCACTTATATCCAATAACAAGCTAAATAGCGTTACAGTAATTGATGACTTTAGTGAGTTTCAACCTACACCTGAAGAGGTTTGGTTAGGAAACAGACATTCTAAAGATGTATTAACTGAAAGTTTAGGCAAGTATAGTTCTGGTAATTCAATTAAGATGATTGAAGGTGACTTCTTCTCTGTGGATTTAAAAGGAACTCCTCCAATTGATATATATTTCTATGACGGAGGGCATGATTATGATAGTCAATATAGAGCCTTGAGATATGCACTACCTGTATTAGCAGATACATTTGTCTTCATTGTAGATGATTATCATTGGCCAGATGTTAATAGAGGAACTAAAACTGCTATTAAGGAGTTGCTTGCAGAAGGTACTATTGAGAGAATTCATGAAAGAGAACTTTTATCATTCACTCCTCCTACAGAAGCTTGGCCTGATGGATGGCAAGCAGGACTTACCAATCTTGCAGGAGAATGGAGAAATGGCATATATGTAGGTCTGTTCAAGAAGAAGTCAAAAGAAATTAAACCAAAGGTTTATGATTGCTTCAGTTTCTTCAATGAATTAGACTTACTTGATATAAGACTTAATGAATTAGACCCTTATGTAGACTACTTTGTTATATCTGAGATGGGACAAACACATTCTGGGAACCCTAAACCTTTTAACTATGAGCAAAATAGAGAAAGATTTAAGAAATTTTGGGATAAGATAATATATATGCACCCTCCTGATATTCAGGTAGAAGACCCTTGGGAGAGAGAACATTATCAAAGAGATTATATAAAGTCATATCTTCACAGTGTTTGTAATGATAATGATTGGATTATAGTATCAGATTTAGATGAAATACCAAGAGGAAGTAAAATACAGGAATATAAAGGTAAGGGCGTAAATGCTTTTGAACAGAACCAATATAGCTATAAGCTGAACTATAATGTAGGTATATCTCCTCTAACTCCCGGTACATTCAGTAGAATTACTAATTGGGGTTATATGAAGAAGAATGATATAACTATGACAGGATTAAGGTATCTTGCTCTTACAGAAGATATGTTGATTAAAGATGGAGGATGGCATTTCAGCTGGATGGGAGGAGTTGACAGAATAGTTGAAAAACTTGAAAGCTGGGCACATGAAGAATTTAACACTCCTGAATTTAAAGATGCTGACAAAATACATCATTATATACACTTAGGTAAGGAGCATTTTGGTAGAGAAGGTGTAGGAGAAACAACTCCTGTAGAGATTGACAATACCTTTCCTAAATATATACAGGATAATGTAGATGTTCTAATCTGGCAAAATATGATTAAACTACCTATTGCTACTAAGGTGGCTATAGTAATGCCTTATCATAATGACCCTTTCTTAACTAAATCTGTAGCAGGAATACTAGGTCAGAGATTTAAGAACTGGGAACTATTTATAATAGATGATGGTAGTGACCCAGATAAAAAGGCAAGGAATATACTAGCTGCTCACCCTAAGATATTTATATGGGATAAAGAACAAGGAGGTCCATCCTCTGCTAGGAATTTAGCTCTTGGAAGAATATTTGGGTATCATATAGGATTGCATAATAATTTCAAAGCATACTTCCATCCTAATATTACTCACATTGCATTCTGTGATAGTGATGATATATGGGAACCAGAATACCTACAAAAGCAATTAAGGGCTATAGGAGATGCAGATATTGTATATTGCTCTGTAAATGAGATGTTTGATAATGGTCAGATAGCTATACCTTGGGGAATACCAGACCCTCAGGAATACCCGGGTAGAGAATTCATGTTGGCAACCCCTTTCATATACATATCTGGTGTACTCTGTAAGAAAGAATGTTTAGAAACCCTTCAATTTGACAGTAGATTGGATAGTATAGAAGACTGGGATATGTGGCTACAATTAGATGAAGCAGGGTACAAGTTCAAGAAAAATAATAAGAAGTTATTGACATATACAGTTAAGACCAGTGGAATGGCTTCACAAAGGACACAAGAGAAGACTGAACTATTAAAACAGAAGCATGAAGGAATTACAGCCTAATCAAGTAAACGTAACAGTAGGAATACCTACAAAGAATAGGTATGATAGTTTATCACATACCTTACTATCTATTGCATTTCAGACACTTACCCCAATAGAGCTTATAATAGTAGATGATACACCAAATCCAGTTAATTTGACTACTCTACCTTTATATGAGTATGTATTCAAGCTGTTGGATGAGAAGAAGATAGAGTGGAAGGTAATATATGGTAAGAAGCAGGGACAGCATCACTCTCACCAGATAATACAGGAGATGGCCAAGGGAGATTTAATATTCAGAATAGATGATGATGAGATAGCTCAACCAGATGTTCTGGAGAAGTTAGTTCCTTTAATGACTGATAAGGTAGGGGCAGTAGCTCCTTGTGTAACATTACCTAATCCAGATAGGTTACCTATAGGATTGGAGAACACAATATCAACTATACACAATGGTCAGAATATCCAATGGTACAAGTGGAACGGTATAAAGACTGCAGAACATCTATACTCATGTTTTCTATACAGGAAAGGTATTGCTAGATATGAGTTATCCTTAAGTTGCAAAGCTCATAGAGAAGAAACTATTTTTAGCTACTCTATTCTTAGAGCAGGATATAACCTTCTGGTAAATGGTGCAGCTAAAGTTTGGCACTGGAGAATGCCTCAAGGAGGAATCAGAAGTGATAATAACCAACAGGATTATCATAATGATGAAGGTATATTCAACTCGTTATTAAGTGTTTGGGGAGTAGCCAAGGAAGACAGAAAGATGGTTGTGCTAGACTGTGGATTGGGAGACCATTGGGCTTTCAAGACTATACTACCAGAAATGGTAAAGAAATATCCCAAGATTACTATAGCAGCTTGTTTTCCGGATGTCTTTTACGACTACCCTGACATAAAGCTCATCTCTATTGCAGATGCCAAGCAGATATATGGTAACATCGACGCTTTTCAGATGTACAAATACCTATGGGAGTGGAATGATAAAGGAGAAAAGATGCACTTAATTGATGGATTTAAAAGATTATATCTAAATGAAAATAATAATATCTCCCTTCAGCAAGAAGCTAAGGGACAAAGAAACCCCTCATCCAAAAAACTATCCTTTAGAAAAATGGAAGGAGTTGATTAAACTGCTTGAAGGTAACCAAATTGAACAAATAGGAGTTGAGGGAGAGGAGAGATTAGTGGATATAACCCATTTTAATCTCCCAGCAAAAGACCTAATAGAGGTAACTAAGGATATGGATAGGTTCATATCGGTAGAAAACTTCTTCCCACATTTTGTAAATTACAACTTTCCTGACAAAAAAGGGGTTGTAATCTTCTCAAAATCAGACCCAGAAATATTTGGTTATCCCCAAAATATTAATTATCTTAAGGATAAGCAATATCTTAGGTGGGACCAGTTTGGTCCTTGGGAGTGTACAGACTTTGTACCAGAATCCTTCCCAGAACCTGTAGACATTTTAAATGCATTAATTAAATCATAATGAGAAAAGAAAGACAAATATGCACCTTCGGTAAAGAAGAGCATGAATTTAATAAGGTAAAAAGAGGACAGGACGTAGAGAGAGCTCCACGTCCAAACGGTCCCGGTAATCAGGGAGGTAAACCAAATAAGAATGATACAACAGCTCCTATTGTATCTGGAGTTTCTACAACTAATACTACTAGTTCTACAGCAGCAGTGAGTTGGATAACTAATGAGGAAGCTACATGTGTCCTACATTATGGTACAACTACGTCCTATGGTCTGACTAAAGCAGCAGGAGTAGGAGTAACTGTGCATTCTGTTGTATTAACTGGTTTGACT